TATACTACACAATAATACAATTATTACAAATACTCCAATATATATTATATATTTATTTAAGAATTTTGAATTAGATTTTTCCATACATATATATAGAAAAATATAACTATATTTTTCTAGATTATTAATTATTTTGATAATAGTAATATAAATTAATCATATTCATCTGTTCTTCCTTCTCTAGGATATATATATGTTAATTCTTCCATTGGAATTAATGGTGGTATTTCATCATCCTCATTATTTACAGATTGCATTAATAATGAAACAATACTCCTATTCATTCTATAGTCATTCGACAATAATAGAATAATATCATGATCTACTGGATCATGATAATTATTATAATTATCAATGGCAACTCGCAATGGAAAATAATTGTTAGTCGTTGGATCAACCGGTCTATTTACTAAAGATAAAAGTAATTTTGTATTACTGTATGATCCTAATTTAACTGCATTACACAATGGTGTATTATTTAATACTGTCGGATCTACGTCTATATTTTGTAAAATCAGTTCTAAAATCTTAACATTATCTACTGCAGATGCTAATTGTATAGCTTTATTATTATCTGCACAAACATCCACATCATTATCAATAAATAATTTTACAATTTCATGATTATTTGAATTAATTGTATAATAGAATAATTTATCTAATTCAAAAATTTTCCTTTCAATAAAATATTTAATTACCTTATTAATATTATAATCAATAGCAAATTTAATATTAATAAGAGATGGATTAATATTACATTTATATATCAATAAATTTAATATATTTAAATGACAATTAATAATTGCTCGTTCAATACACATATGATATAGATCCATGTCTATAGTATGGTTATTTAATAAACTATTTAATAAATTAGACCAACCATTTGAACAACATGTTTTAAATATATAATAGTCATGTGTAATTGGATCAGCACCATTTTTAATTAATAGTTTAATAATTTTTATATTATATGTATGTGCTAACTCTTTTAATCCAATATCATAAATATATTGAGCTGGTATATTATAGTCTATTATAAACATTTTTATAATACTATATTGCCTATATAATACTGCATTTTTAATTCCATTGTATAATACAATATTATTTTCAATTGGTTCCATATTAATACCCATTTTAATACATTCATTCAATATAGGTATATTTCCTACACAACAAAATTTATTAAATACGTTAACTGTAGATTGTAATGAACTATCTGTTACATTAGATGATATAGTATTCGATGTTATATCTAATTCTATATTAGATGTAACATCCGAAATAATGTTGAATGGATTATTCATTTTTAATTAGTATATTATATTAAATCTACTAATTAAATTTTTTTCAATTTTTATAATATATAGATATGATCTTTTATGATGAAAATAATAAAATAATTGATACTGCAAAAATGGAAAAACATGAACAAGAATTAACAAATAAATTTATTAAACCAAATGATGTTGTATTAGAATTAGGTGCTAGATATGGCACAGTTTCTTGTACTATAAATAAAAAATTAAATAATAAGAAAAATCAAGTTAGTATTGAACCAGATGAACGAGTTTGGAATGCATTAGAACAAAATAAAATAAGAAATAACTGTGAATTTAATATAGTAAAAGGATTTATTAGTAATAAAAAATTAAATTTAACAAATAAAGATGAATGGTATGGTGGATATGGAGCTACATACATATTAGATGAAGAAACTAATATTCCATCATATACATTAAATTATATCATAGATAAATTTAATTTACACTTTAATGTATTAGTTGCAGATTGTGAAGGTTGTATTGAAATGTTTTTTGATGAAAATCCATTATTCTATGATAATTTACGATTGGTTATGTATGAAGCAGATTATCCTAAAAAATGTAATTATTATAAAATAGCAAATACATTAAAATCTAAAAATTTCAAGCAAATTGTAAGAGGCCATCAAAATGTATGGATAAAACAACAAAATAATTTTTATAAAAATAAATTTAATAAATATAAAAATAAAATACAAAATGGTGGATATATTTAATATTTTTATGTAGAATATTAAATATATTATTATAATCTATTTATAAAATTTACTATGTTGTTTTAAATGTTTAATATTTTCATTTGCTTTCATTTGAACAATCTTTTTAATATTTGGTGTTACTATTTCTACTTTTGTTATTTTCCACATATCCCCCGATAATCCTGAACTTAATAAATAATTATATGGTAAATAAAAATAACCTTTATCACCCCATCCACTACCCCATGAATTTTTCATAATCCATACCTTTTTAGCATCGTTATAACCAACACATATGATTGCATGACCACCTAGTACTTGTTCTCTTAAAGTATTCGGCATAGGAACATATCCAGTTCTAGCAACCGTCTGAGATTCAAAAGATGAATATACCAAAATACCTACTACAAATGGTTGACCCGAATATAAACATCCTTTCATACTAGCGGATGATTGTAATACTCTCGATGCACTAATAACTTGGTGATTGAGTGCTTCAGTATATGCACTTGTAAGTGGTCTAGTGGTAAATTTAGAAATATCATATGGCCATAATGTTTCCGAACTTACACCATATTTAATTAATGCTTTAATTCCTTGAGTTAATGTCGAACCAGCATCATCAGGTATAGAATTATCTAAGGCACGTTCATTGTAATATAAAAATAACCGAGATGGTTTAAACCCAGATGTATCATTTAATACAAAACTATAACATAATGCATTCGCAGTACAACTACCTAATTGACCTTGATCATACATTATACCAATTTTAGATCGTAAATCAACTGTAGATGGTAATTTTGGTGTTACTGATAAATTTACTGAAAAATTTTTTACTTTTTCAGGATACATACCTTTTTCTAAGACTAAGTTGTATTTTTTAGACATGTTCGTATATGTTCTTTATATATATTAGTATTAGATAATATTCTTTCAGCCAATAATAATGCTTGATCAATTGCTTGATCCATATTTAGATATTTATAACTACCTAAACGACCCAAAAAATAAATATTATTTACTTCGTCTTTAATTGCTTCTTTTTGATATTGTAAATATAAATCCTGATTTCTTTTTGTAGGTACTGGATAATATGGATCACCAATATTAGTAGTATATTCTTTTACAATAATTGTTTTATTTGGTACATTTTGATTATAAAAATGTTTATACTCTATAATACGTGTCCATGGTGTTTCTTTAATAATATTATCTTGAGATGAATAACATAATGGATAATTAATTACTGAATTTGATTGATAATAATCAATATCATGATATTCTTTAACAAAATTTATAGATCTATACTCCAATTTGGGTAAATTTAATTCTGAATAATAATGATCTATAGGACCTGTAAAAAATATTTTACTATAATTTTGTTCTTGTTTCATATCTTCTGTATATTCTGTGTTTAATTTAACTGTAATATTAGGGTGATCTAACATCTTTTTTATAAAATATGTATACCCGTGTTTTGGCAATGCTTCATATTTATCATTAAAATAATATGGATTATAATTATTTCGAATAGGTATTCTAGATAATACACTTTTATCTAATTCTGCAGGATATTTATTCCATTGCTTATATGTATACTGTTTAAATATTAAATTGTATAAATCGTGACCTACATTTTCAATTGCTACTTGTTCACTATTTATTGGATGTATTGTAGTTAATTTGTTATTTTCTCTTATAAAATCATTCATTGTATTTTGATCTAAATTTTTATTTAATAATGTATTAACTGTATCAATATTAACAGGAATTGGAAAATATGTAGTATTAATTTTACCAACTACTTTATGTTTCCAAGGTATCCATTCACAAAATTTATTTACATATTTCCATACTTTATCATTATTAGTATGGAAAATATGTGCGCCATATTTATTCATTAATATATCTTGATCATAATAATCATAACAATTACCTCCAATATGTTCTCTTTTATCTATTACAATAACATTATATATATTGGCTAATCTATTTGCTAATGTACTACCGGATAATCCAGCACCAACAATTAATATTGTCTCCATAAATTAATTTATAATAATATATTATAAATATGAACACACAAATAAATTTACAAAAATATTTAGAAACATCTATTTTAAAAAATAATGTAAATAATGGTTTAGTTACTCAAAATAATTTAGAATATATTGTAAATAATAAAGTATATTCTATCGGACAAAATGGAGGTAGTTCTACTGGTGTTTCAGTTGTAAATATTGCTTCGAATAATGATATAGCTACTCAAATGTTAATTCCTTCTAATTTTTTAACTACGAACCATGTATATTTTGTTCGTAATCACCCTGAAGGAACACAATTATATAATTATAAACTAAATATGAAAGGAGGTAAAATTAATGATTTACAATTATACAATATAAATTCAATTGGTGAATCGAACAAAATTACAGGATCGATGACCAATAGTGCATTATTAAATGGTCAAGTAGTATTAAATAATTTAATAAATGAATTAAAAACAACACAAATGGGTGGATATGTAACACAACGTGTTTCAGACAAAGATAATTATTATCATGAATATAAAGATGCTAAATTAAAATATTTAAAATTAAAAGAACATGAACAAAATGGTGGATTTTTAGAATCTTTAAAAAAAGCATTTGGGTTTGGTATTGTATGGAAAGAAACAGATAGAATTAAAAATAAATTTGATCACAAGAAAGTTGGATCAGTTTCACGAATTGTAAAAGATGCTACTACTAAAAAAACTACAATATATGTAAAATATGATGGTAGTGATTCAGAAGTTATTGAAACAGATGTTAGTATTATTAAACCAACAGATGAATCATTTGATGAATTAAAAGAAAGATTAAATAAAGAATTAACTAAATTAAATGGAGAATTAGAATCTATTCAAGGTAAATATGATGCTCAAAAACCTATAACAGATACAGCAAATACGGTTGCAACAACTGCACAAGCTGAAACAAAAGCAGCGAAAAACGAAGAAGATATTGCATTAAAGAAGAAAAAAGAAACTGATCAATTATATCAAAGAAAATTATCAGAAATTGCAAATTTAGAAAAACGAATTAAACAAGAAGAAAAAGATAATGAAAAATTACTTGAAAATATTCAAAAAGATAAAACTGCACTTGAACAAACCAAAATAGAATCTACATCTGTACAAGAAAATGTAGAAAAAGTATCTGCAATTGAATTAGAAAAATTAAATATTTATAATTCTAAATTAGCTGACTCAGACATTAAAATAAAAGAAGCAAACAAGCAAAATACTGAATTAAATAAAATAGACAAAGAAAAGAAAAATATTGCTGATGAATTAGCCAAAATACGTAAATTATTAGATAAAACAACAACAGAAGAATCTACATTACTATCTAAACAAAATTGAAAATTTAATATATTATATACATAATAATATATAATATTGTAAAATGAAACACCTTAAGGATGTTGATTTTGTGTATAATGAATTGAGTAAAAACTTAGATGAAACCAATGCAACAAATATATGTCAGTATATTTATAATGAAGAATTAATGTTATTCTTAATTTTGCAAATTAAGAATAATAATTTAAAAATTCTTGAATTATTATTTCTAATTTTTAAAAAGAATGATTACGTTCGAGATATTTTAAATACAAATATGATTAAACTGTTACTACTTTCTCTAGATAATACAGTTATGTTTTATCACATGTGTTATTGGTTTGATGAATTTGGATATACTGATATTGGTATTGATAATTTAATGGTGACTATACTGTATATTCAAGCAGCTAAAGATGAGAAAGTTAAACCATTTATATTAAAGTTACTAAAAGGTATTAATAATAATAAAGAAATTCATATTAGAACTACATATTTCATTATGGATGAAGTAGATGCGATTATGCCATATGTTAAAAATCTTCCACCTAAATTATCAAAAAATAAACCTGAAAAAAACGCACCTGAAAAAAATACATTGAATCAATTTATTATTCGTTGTTATCAATATGATGCAATTAACACACTTAAAAAAATTCAAGAAAAACAAAAATATCTATTTTTTTCATTATCATGGTATGTATTAAGTCCAGTTGCATTTAATAAAGTTATGACAATGCATAATCGTGATCCATATAATGATAATCAATTTTCATTTGATTGGATTAAATATGTTTGTTCAATGTTAAAATGGGATTATATACCGACGATGATAAATAAAATAACACCCAATATGTGGAGAGTAGTCGCATCATATTTTTATATGGGAAGATTATCTCTTGAATTCGTGATGGTCTTATTTCACCAAATGAATAAAAATAATATTCCAATTAAAACATTACATTTACATGGTATTGTTTTTAATCATTTGTCGACATATGTAGATTATCTAATAAATAATAATTATTATGATATATTTTCTACAGAAAATAATAAATTTGCAATTGTAACAATTCCAATTGATAATTCGCATATTGATGTGTATGAAGCAACAGCAACATCAGTTACATCCGTATTATATTTGTTTCAAGTAAATGATATGGATGATTTAATTAATCTTATTTTTGATGCAACATTATATATATCTAGAAAATATACTACTGAAATTGAATATATTGATTCTTTATTAGAAAATGATGAATTAGGTTGGACAAAAGATATGATTAAACTATATGATAATTTTAAAAAGACAGTACAACAAATTTTTTGTGAAACCAAAATTTCACATGATTTATTAATGAAATATAATTCATATATTGCACTTCATGAATATAATTTACAAGCTGGTTATAAAATACGATTTATAAATAATATTATTACTACATTTCAAAAATTAAAACTAAAAAAATATATTGATGAATGTCAAATAATTTATAATAATGCTACTCAAATTAAAAGTGATTTATTATCATTAATTCTACCTAAAATAAATTATAATAAAAATCCAAATGATTTTTATGTTTTACCAGAAAATGCAGACATTTATGATCGATTTCATGATCTAATTGAAAATTGCGATGATTATAATTATAACTTACAAAAATATGATAACAACTATATTGA